AGATCCTGTAGGATATAGTGGAGTAGTGTCAGATGTAACTACATTAGATACTAGTCTTGATGCATTAGAACCTAGGGTTGACGCATTAGAGAATACACATACACAGTCCTCAGAGGATACTAGTGGTAATACTATAGATGTCGCTACAACTCTTGTAGGCAACGTAGAGACAAGCGCTAATAACCCTGGAGTTAAGATGTTCAATGCATCTGATAATAACTTTTACTATACAGCCTCCCATAATGGAGTGATAGTAGCAGAAGGTGGTATAGATCATACCCAACAGAAAGCATTTGTCCCAGGTGTAATAGGAATATTAGAGATTACATTTACTCAAGTAGATACTTTTACCACACTCAGTGGGCATATATTAATAGAATCTGCTGGAGGATAATATAAGGGCATGTGCCCAGATTGATAGATAGAACCCAAGGAGAGGTACATGTCAAGATTTATACAAACAGATAATACTAGTAAGCCAGCGAAGGAAGCTAAGCCTCTACCGAAGTTTGGTGGGCAGGCAGGTTCTAAAGACTATAGCAAACTAGCTGAATCTAAGAAGATCATCTCCCCTAACGGAGGAAGACGCTAATGGCTATTAAAACATCTGGACCAGTAACAGGTAATGTCACAGGTACAGGTGGGTTTAAAGAGAAGGTTACTGACGAACAGTTAATCAACCTCATAGAGGCTGGTGTACAGAATTCAGTAGGTGACTGGCTTAACTCATCTGACTTAACACGTGAGCGTCTACGGTCTACATATGAATACGCAGGGGTAGCTGAGTTTCATCTAGCACCTCAAGGCGTCTCATCTATTGTTGACACATCTACTACAGAGACAGTAGAAGCTTATACAGCATTAATCACTAATCTGTTCCTTAACAATCAGAAGCTAGCTAGGTTTATCCCATTCGATAAGTCTCCAACTAGTTTCATGCAATCTAAGCAAGCTAGTGATTTAGTTAACCATATTATATTTAAGAAGAACAACGGATGGGAGCAGCTGCAGACATGGATCAAAGCAGCACTACTATGGAAGAATGGTATTATCCGTTGGGACTATGTAGAAGATTATGATTATCGTATGGAAGAGTATGACAAGATTGACCAGATCAAACTTGATGAACTACTCTCTGATGATAATGTAGAAATTGTAGGAGATCTACAGTTTGAGAATGACATTGGTGAAGCTGATCCTTTAGGTGGTCAGCAACCTGATGCACAACTTATGTATGTCGATGTACGTATTAAACGTAAGATTGACAAATCAAGAGTTAAGATAGAGAACATTCCACCTGAGAACTTCCGTATCTCTCGTGATGCTAAATCTATAGATGAAGCTGTATTCGTAGGATTACAGACTGATATGACTAGATCAGAGATCAGAAAGTACTGGCCTCATGTAGCTGAGAACTTATCAGAAGATGAGTGGAATGAATTAGGTAGTGATGAACAATGGTTAGGTAACTCTCGGTATTCCGAAGATATAGCTGCACGTAAGTTCGTCACAGGCCAGGAGTATTGGCAAGGATCTGTCTCTCAAGATCTATTCCCACTCGAAGCTAACCGTGAGGGATCAGTAACAGAGTGTTGGATTAGTGTTGATAGAGATGGAGATGGTATTGCAGAGTTAAAGCATTTCATCATAGCAGGTAATACTGTCTTATTCGAAGAAGATGTAGATATGATTCCTCTAGCTTCCTTATCTCCTATAGATATACCATTTGAATTCTATGGTTTAAGTATAGCTGACTTTACAAGGTCATCTACTTTAGCCAGTACAGCTATTCTGCGTGGTTTCGTAGAGAATACATATCTGACTAACTATGCCCCTAAGTTAGCTGACCCTAACGTGGTGGACTTTAGTGCTTTACAAAATATGAAGCCAAAGCAGATTATCCCTACAAATGGAAACCCTGCCGCAGCTGTGCAGCCTCTACCACCCGAAGCGATTTCTACTGGAACCGTTCCGCTGCTTGAGCATCTACAATTGATCAAAGAGCAGGCGACTGGAATGAGTAAAGCTGCACAAGGATTAAATGATACTCTATATGTATCAGGTAACAGTGAACAGAAACTACAATCAATTCAATCAGCATCACAGATGAGGATACAACATATTGCTAGAAGATTCGCTGAGACTGGGCTTAAGAGACTCGTTGAAGGTGTATATCATTGTGCTAGAACTAACATGGGTAAAGCAAAGTACTCTATGGGTGGAGTAGCTAATGAGATACAGATGAGTGACTTACCATTAGAAATGGAAGTAGAAATTTTCGTGGATCTTGGTGACAACTCTAATACTTCGAAGGTCAGCAAGTTACAGCAGATAGGACAGAACTTATTACCTCAGCTTAATGAGAATGGAGCTGGTATGGTAATCAAGACTGAAGCTCCTGCAGCTCTAGCTACACAATTAATTGAAGCATTAGGACTAGATCCTTCTGACTTCTTAGAAGACTTTACTACCGATGAGTTTAAAGAGAAGGCAGCTCAAGCTGTTGAAGAACAAACTCAAGAACAACAGAAGTCTAAAGAGATTGAAGACAGGAAGACCATGGCAGATGCAGCTCTTGCAGAAGCTAATGTATCCTTTACTCAAGCTCAGACAAAGAATACTGCAGACGACAATGCTAAGCAGTTGGCTGTATCTATAGATAAGCACTTCCAAGAATGGGCTGATCTACAAATCAAATCTGTTAAGGAAGGTGCAGAGCTACCACAGAGACCTGACTATGCTCAGATCCTAATGATGGCATCTCAACTTCTCGATATGAACTCAAAGAATAATGGAGGCCAATAATGGCATTTGAATCTTTTAATAATGAAGGTGGCTTAAACGCTTCTTCTTCTACTAACCTAACGATTCCTGCTCAAGGCGGAACTGCAGGTAACTTATCTATAATCGTATACAATTTCTCAGGTAGTGCTATTAATGTAAGCTCTACTCAAACCATTACCAGTGTACTAAGAGGTACTGGTAGACTTGAAGCTAGTACAGCTGACTTTAAGCTAGGTAAAGATGAGACTGTTATACTTACAATGCCAAGGGCTGCTAATGCTGGTGCAACTGCTGTGAGGTTCACAGGTGAATCTACTCATGGACTAAGAGGATCAGGTGGTGTAGGACATACTACAGGTGCCGTTCCTGGTCTATACTTTGGATTAGTATAATATGGATAAGTACAGAGCGACAGCTGAGAAGAAGCTGAAAGGTGTACATCCCGACATAATTGCGAAGGAAGCTCTGGTTAAAGCAGAGTTTTCCTCTCGCGAACGGGAACACTTCTTTAATGAAGCGTTCGGAGAACTGATGACAGATTACACAGTTCAAATGTGGAAGACCGAACCACATGAAACTAAAGCAAGGGAGTTCATATACTCTTGCATACTTGCTCTAGGTGATGTTAAATCTAAGTTGATTCAATATGAAACCTATGGTAAGAACGTACCCTTAATGGAGGACAATCATGAACAGGGAAATTAATTACACAGATCTTCTAAAGAACGTCGATGAGATGATACAAACTTTAGAATTCGATTCAATGAGATCAGCTGGCAAAGCCAAGATGAACTCTCAACATTTACATTCATTGTATTATCTAAAGGATATATACATGAAGAAATCAACGCCCAAATCTAAGAAGGAGGGTTAGATATGAATAACAACGAAATGGACTCTACCCAAATGGATGACATCCCCGCCGTTGGTAATGGTCAAACTGAAGCCGAACTCCTGGATGCCGTTATGCGTCAATCTCCTATTATGGATGAATTGGCAGAACCGCTACCCGATGAGGAGATTCCCGAAGTTGATCCGGTCGAATCAGATGAAGACCCAAGTGAGTCTGAAGAGATCGTTAGTGAGGAAGAAGAAGAGGTCGAAGAATCAGAAGAAGAAGCAGAAGGTGAGGATGCCGCAGACGCCGCTACCCAAGATACTGATGTATTCACTGCTGATGATTTAGATCTGGAAGCAAAAGTCTCTGTCAAGATCGATGGAGAAGAAATGAATGTTTCCTTTGGTGATCTTATTAAAGGTTATCAAACAGACGCTCATCTCTCTAAAAAGGGTCGTGAACTAGGTGAAGCACAAAAGGCAATGGAAAGTGAACGTGACCAGCAGTTGAAAGAAGTTCTTTCGATGGCTGAAGCAAGTTCACAAATTCTTATGGGTGCAGAACAGCGATTCGCAAATGAGTATAGGGAACTAGATGCACAAATCGAAAAGGCTCGTGCAGATGGTGACACATATGAACTTAGTGAATTAAAAGATAAACGTGAGATTTCCCAGAAGAATTACTGGGGTGCTCGTCAACGTAGAGAAGGAATGCAAGCAGAGGTAGCTAAGGCTGCAGAAGCTAAGGAGAATGCCGAATGGCAGCAACGGTTAGATTATTTCTCACAGGAAATACCTAATCATATTCCCGACTTTGATGAAAAGGTTGCAACAGGTATTAGAGACTTCGCTGTTAGTGAAGGTCTTAGTGAGGAGATCCTCGCAGAGATTACTGATCCTGTAGCAATACGTATGATCAACGATTATCGTCTTCTAAAGCAAGGTGTAAGTAAAGGCGCAGCAAAGCGCAAAGCTGTACCAGCTAAGAAAGCTGTCCCAACAAAGAAATCAGCAGCTCCTCAAAAGAAAGCTGCAGATAAAGAAAAGATGATCAAGGCAAGAGCATTCAAAGAAGATGCAACAGCTGATGATCAGATGGACTTCCTACGTCAATATGCTTCTAAATCTCTAAATCTATAATATAATTTTAGGAGGCTATAATGGCTGTAATTTCAGGTCGTGGTGTATCCACAGGTCGTGCAGGTACTGATGTCGCATCAGGTACCGCTAACAATACTGTTTCTCAGCGTGAGGATCTTGCTAACTTCATTAGTATGATTACACGTGACGAAACTCCTTTCATGTCTTCCATTGGTAAGACTAAAGCTACTGCTATCTATCATGAGTGGCAGACAGATGAACTACAATCTCCAGGTAACTCACGGATCGGTGAAGGTACTGATTATGTGATTCCTGGTTCTACTGCATCTCTTGCTGGTGGTTCTACTAACACTGCTTCTAGCCCAACTATCTCATCTGGTGTTGAAGCTAATGATGTTGGTGGTGGTGCGTTTAACGTACAAGGACCTAACCGTACACGTCTAGGTAACTACACACAGATCAACGGTAAGACTATTGCTGTATCTGGTA